CGCCGTTGAGGACAGACCCGCCCGTAACCGTTGCCACACCACCGACGTTTAGCGCCGAGGCGATGGAGACGTTGGCAAAGCGGGCATCGCCGCTGCTGTTTAACTGCGAGACGACTTGGAAGCGGGTGCCGTCGTAGACAATAACAACCACCTCACCGCTCTTGATGTCGCCCGCTGCGAGGGCTACGGAGCCGTCACGGGTCACCGCCTTTGCGCCCAAGGAGTCAATGTTGATCGTGACCGCGCCCGTGTTGTCACCGGCTGCGACGAAGTAGAACATCTGACCCGCAGCGTAAGCCGCAACCGTCGGCGATCCGACCGCCGTGATGGTGTCGGTGCCAGAGACGGAGGCGAGGAGTTTGACGACCGTGGACTGAACCTGTGACAGGTTCGCCGAGTCGGCTGCACCAGACCCCGCGCCAAGGCCCGTAAACTTGTAGTTTGCCATCGGGATGTTGGCGGTAACGGTGGTCTGACCGTCTTTGGTGATACAGGTAGATAGACCCGTCGCCAGATCGGCTGTCAGCGCGTTAAACGCGGTGGATGAAATGACGGTGCCAGAAACTACTGGCTGACCGGCGGTGTTGATTAAGAAAGAACCGGAACCATTGAAGGACATCTGTACTACTCCTGTGACGTTATCGCGCCTGTGCGCCCTGCTAACTGCCCTGCAAGGGCTTGCTGGCGACGACGACGTTCCATAAATGCACGCATATTCGTTAGTTCTTCTGCGGCGGGTTCACCGCGCAGCAATAGTAATCTTGCCAATTCTTTTCTTGTTTCTTCTGGCATACGGAGTTTAGAAAATCTTTGGGCAATTCTGGCGGCAAACGGCAACCCACCCGTTTGTGCAGATTGAGCCAAATCAAACGCATCCATCATTGCGGCTTGATCTTCTGCGCGTGCGCCTAACTTAAACGTTTGCGATCCTTGACCCGCACGCTCTACCCGACGCAGTTCCTCTTGCGATGTAATCGCTCTTTGAAACTTGCGGAAGTCGTTGCCAAAAATAGTTCGCAGTTTGGTTTGCAGCGTTGGCTCTTTGAATACGTTAAGCAACCGAGCCTGACCCGCGCCAGTTCCAGCCAAGTCACGAATACCTTGCAACGCGCCCATACGGAACGCTTCAAGTTGTGACGGCTCCAAATCAGCCATTGTTGCGGCAAGTTCTTCTGCGTCCTCTTTTAGCGCATCACGACCACGCCGCATTGCGGTTTCTAATTGCGCTTCACCCTCAAATGCTTGACGGGCTTGCTGGTAAATGCTTTGGCCTTGCGCGTCTTTAGGCGACAGTTCGTCTAGTTTGGCAATCAGGCTACGGCGCAAATTGGTATATTCCCGGCTTTTTTCCGTGGATTTACCAAAATCACCTTTTGCCGCTTCCTCAATGTCGTACAGCGTGCGCTTGAGGTTATCTAGCACCTCAAACGGCACTCTGTCACCCGGTCGCACAGCGCCAAGGTCAAGATCGGTGGGCATACCACGAACGGTTGCTAGTTCTTCAGCATCAGCAAAAGTTTTACGGGATCGGGCGATTAAGTCAGCCAATCCTTTATCTACAACAAACTCTTGACCTTCTAACTGCTGATAAAACGGTGCTGCTTTTGCCCGAGCATCTTGGGAGTATTGAAGCACGGTTGCGCGGAACGGCACGCCTTGACCGCCCATTGCGGTTTCTGCGCTTTCTACAAGTGCAGGGCCACGGCGTTCTTGGATTCGTCGCGATTCCTTTTCAATGGCACGCTGCTGCGAACCCGGAAGATTGCGTAGCAACCCCAATTCTTCTGTTGTTTCTCGGCCTGTTACAGCCAGCGGGGCATCTGGGCCAAACACCCTTAACCGACGCTGTGCAATCGTGATCGGGTCTTGTGCGCCCGTAAACCGCGCTTCCATATCGCGCATCAGTAATTGAGCAAGGCGTTCGCGGGCAGGGTCTTTGGCAAACTTTTCGCCAAATTTTGGCGTTCGTTGGGCAATCTGACTGCCCACCATTCCCAAACCTTTGCCGCCTAACCCAAATGCTGTTCCATAAAGAGTGTTCATCGCGGTGCGAGAAGCCACATCTTCTGCAAAATCTCTGGGTGTTTCAGCCTCGGTTTCGCCTACCGCTGAAACCGCGCTGGTTCCAAAAATCGGCTTTATAAACTGATAGCCCCGTTGCAACATTGTCGTGCCAAGGCGTGGCAGTCCTAACCCAAAGGTAAGAGGTACGCCAGCAATGCCGCCCGTGATTTCGGTTGCAAATGCCTCGCCGGGGCGTTCCTCGCGGAAACTCTCTACGCCACCCCTAAACGCTTCTCGGGCTGGTTCATACATTTGCTCGGGTCGCATTGTTGGGGTTGGCTGACGCGCATAACCCGCTCCAGCAAACGATCCTGCCTGTCCTTGAGCCGCCGCAGCACCCGCTAACTCATCTGCCGTGTTTAGAAACGCGCCTTGAAGGCCCGTCATTATTCTACGGGCTTCAATTGGTAGTGTTCGTCCAGCCTGTCGCGCCTCTGATTCCGATCTTTGCTCAACAGGCAACTCAACTGGTGCAACTTGCTCTTGAACCGGAACCCACTTTCCATTGCGACGAATAAGAGGTTCCCCAGTTTTTTTGTGGCGGCCAAGCGCGCCTTCTTTTATTTCTGCCATTATTGCACCACCTCTACATCACTATCTGCTATTGGCTCTCTCGGGCGATAATTGGGGTTGGTTATAACTGCGTTAACATTTAATTTGCGCCCGCTTGCAATAGAAGCATATTCATTTGCATATTGACGAATCTTGGAATCAGCCGCCCTTTCATACAATTTTGCAAGATTTGCAATCTGCGTAATTGTGCTAGCGTCCAACGGTTTTCCTTTAAGGACGCGTTCGCGAATATTTTTGGCTTGCCCAACCAATCCCTGTGCATCAACAACTCGGCTAAATTCACCTTCACGAACAACTGAATTCGGATCAAGAAACTTGTTAAGCAAAATAACCAAAGATTGTTGAGGAATTGCCTCAATAGCCCTTGGGTCATTTCCGTAAGTATTGATAATTTCCGTAATTTTTTGCGTGTCAGAAAGTTGACTTCTAAACGGTTCGGTAATTTGCTCAAAGTCATTTCGCAAACTATCTTCCGCACGCCACATTGCCGTTTCGCTTGGGCCTTTATCTCCTTGCACAACGACATCTGGACGTTTTGCGGCAGCAATTACTTTCGCTTGATCTTCGTAACCCGGTATTGGGACAAATTTACCTTGCGCGGAATCCCACATCATCCCGCCAACCGTGGCGGGGGCTTTCCCTTCTCGCGGTTTTGTCAAAACTTGACCGTCAATTTTTACAGGCGTTGCTACTCCACCGCGCACGCTAATTAACTGATCGCCAAACTCCATCACATCGGCTTTTTGTTCTTTATCCATTTGCGCCAGCAGATTTTCTGCATAGCGTCTTGCGCGTGGGCTACTGCCGCCAAATGCCGAACGCTCAAGCAACGTGCGCTTCTCCTCCTCGCTTGGCGTGTAAGTTTCCATGCGGGGCGCGGTGTACTTGCTTGCCATCTCCATCGGATCGGCAAACGGATCAGGTTCTGTTGCAACCCGCTCTTGCGGGCGAACAGATTTATACAGATTTTCAAACTCTGCTACGTCAGCGGCCTCTGCTTTCTCCAACGCTTTTTCAGCCAATGCTTCTTCACGCCCACTTAAAAATCCTTTTAAGACGCGGGCAAGCGGATAGGCAGAAGGAATCGGTGCCGTGGGATAATCTGACGGCTTGAATTCTTGCTGTGCAAGCATCTCTGCCATGCGCTGACGGCGACGGGCTTCCATTGCCGCACGCTCGTATTCAGACGGCATCGCAAAGGCTTCAACTCTTTTATATCTTTCAGCCATTTTCAAAACTCCCTCTATCCGGGCCGCCCTGCGGGTTCACCATGCCGGGGGTCTTGGGTCTGCGCGGGTACATACGCCCGTACTGACGCGGTGCGCCGTTGATATCAGCGGCGTTCTGCGGGGGGCTGTACTGCATATCGGTCTGTGCGCCAGCGTTGTTGCTCACTTGCTGGCTTTGGCCCTGCATTTGGAGCATACGCGCTAGACGCTGACCACGACCGCCGTTCATCGGGGGCGAGTTAAACGATTGGTATGGTGTTCTCATGGTTTAACCACTAAAAAGTTTTTTGCCGAGCGGATTAGCAAACGCCCCGCCAATGTCACCGTACAAGCCCATCTTGGCGTTGTATGCCGCGACTTGGTTCTGGTAATTCTTTTGGGCAAAGTCGCCCGCTGCGGTTGCAGCGCCAAAAATCGGTGCGGCTGCGACATCTGCGCCTTGGTACGATTGGAACTGCGGCAACTGTACCTGTGCGCCCGACATAATCGCGGCGATCTCGTTGAGCGGAAGTTGACGTAGCGCCAACTGCTCCTGCAACCCTGCTGCGCGTGCGGCGTTTGTAAACTCTGCACCAGCGCGTGCTTGGTTGAAACGCTGCGCTTGCAAAGCGGCCTCGGCTTGCGCTCTTTGCAGTTCGGATTGCCGTTCGGCGGCAATAGCCTCGTTGTAAAGACCCGCCATGCTCATGCCTTGACCGAACAGTTCGCGCTGTCGGCCCATACGCGCTTCAAAGTCTTGCAGAGCCGTCGCTTGGTTCTGCATCAATGCGCGGTTGCGGAGTTCCTGAATTGCCGTCTGCTGCTGGAATACTTGCTCCGCTGCACGGTTTCGCGCCTCGGTTGCAGACATTCCTTGTGCAAAGTTCTGCTCCACAGCGCGGTTGTACATATCCTGCGCTGATTGGCCCATCGTAAAGGCCAACTGCTGACCCTCACGCCCAAACTGTCCTGCGGCAAGACGCTGACGGAAATCCTGCTCTTGTGCGCGGTTTGTAGCCTCTGACAACGACAACCCTTGACGGAGGTTTTGCTCCACCGCTCTATTGAAGGATTCCGTCTGCTGCGCCCGCATCCCAAAGGACGCTTCACGCGCACGGTTGGCAATTTCGTTCTGAATCTGCCGCTCGTTAAAGCCCTGCGCCCGCATTGCGGCATCCATTCTCAACCCTTCAGCCGCCGTCTGCTGTAGCAGATCGTTGGCCTTTTGGTTGAACAACTCCATTTCACGGTTATAGGCTTCCGTGCCGGGAGTGAGTCCTTGGTTACGCAAGCGATTTTCAAGGGCATTGCGCTCGGCGGTCAGCGTTGGGGACAACCGAGACAAAATGGCTGACTGACCCGTTAAGCCAAGTTCAGCGGGGAGTGCGGCAAGATCACGAACGTCCACCCGCTCCTGCAATTGCGGAACCGCGCCGTATCCTCGGGCGAACCCGTACTGACCCTCTACGGGGCCGTAGGAAACGCCGCCAAGGCCGCCGAGGTTTGCGCCTATAATTTGACTTGGGGCAGCAGGGCCAGCGCCCGCAAAACCGTATAAACCCGCTGACGGGCCAAAATCTATGTTTTGCTGCGTAACATCTGCGCCAGCGCGACCCATGCCCATCAAATCTGGGGCATTGGGCATGGCTTCTACGTCAAAACCGCCACGGAACCGACCAAACTGCCCCAAATCGGGGGCTGTCGGCACTTCACCGTACCCACCAAACCTAAACTGCTGCTCGGGCAACCCTGTCGGCGTAAATTTCTGCCCGTAAACGTCCCGAACCGTGCCGATAGCCTGTTCGCCAAGGCCCGCTAACGCCTTCTCTACCCGCTGCTGCGCCTCAAGGGTCGCCTGTGCCTCGGGGGTAAGGTATTGCTCAATAAAGGGCGTGTCTAAATCGGTGCGGCTTGTAAACTGTTCCCGCGTAGGTGCGACAGGTGCGCCTGAAGTGGGATCGTAGCGTAAACCGCCTCTTGCCGAATAATCGGGGTATACCGGCTCACCACCCGGCTCTACCGCTGCACGCGCAAAATCATCGCCTTCAAATTGCCCGCCCATCATTGCGCCACCGGGCATCCCTGTCGGGAGGCCGGTTGGTCTGCCTGACGGTGGTGCGTATGGCTGGCCCGACGCTTTCGCAGCGTTGTACGCCTCCAATTGCTTGTTGTAGTCAGCCATCGCCTTGTCGTAGGCGGCTTGGTCAAACACATCACGCCCGAACGTAACGCGCTGCCCGCCAAGGGGCGTGCTGATGTTGGGGTTAGAAAGGCGTGCCGTGAGGCGTGCGGCCTCAAGGTTGGCTTGGCCCTGCTGCTGCGCGGCGGCAGCGTAATCAGGTGCCGGTGGAGGTGCTGGCGATTTTTTGCCCATAACGGTGTCCTAAAAAACGACACGCATCGCGTGTCATGGTCAGGAAAACAATATCACCGTTGGTGTCGGCATCCTTCAGACGCGCTTCCTCGGTGAAACCCATATTACTCACAAGTTTTAACGCTTTCACGTTCCCGCTACTGACGGGGGCGATGATCTTGTCAACCCCGCAGACGTTGAACGGATAATCAAAAACGGCGGCAAGGTAGGCGGGGGTCAAACGGTCAAGGAACGCGATATGGCAGACGATAGATCGCCCGTTCCAGTTCTCGTACACCACGCCACACACCAACTCGTCGCCTTTGCGTAGCCCAATGGCGTTGGAGCGTTCGGCGTGATAGCCGCCGCCCGTCTGTTGACACACCCATTCGCCCACATCGGGGCCGCTTGTTATATGCCAGCCCATCCGAGTTGAAACACTACGTCTGTGGATGCCCATTGGATGTTTAGTTTGTTGGAACTGCTTTGCAACTGAATCGCGCCGCAGTAACCAACCCCTGTCACACCCTGCCAATTGTTCTGAATCTCAAGGTCAGACCCCCATATCGCCGTATCCCATAGGCCGGTGTCCCACAACCCCACAACCGGGGGCGTGAACGACAGCGGGGCCACGTTGTCAGCGATATTGAAATCCACGTTCATGCCGACCGTGATGGACGGCGTGCCGTTGCTGAAAATAGACGGACGCGCACGGGTAAAGATTTTCTTTACGCCTCGCGTCTCAAAGTAGTTGAACGCTTGCAACACCCGACCTTGGATGTTGCTCGTATCGTCGGTGTAGCCGGTGGAGCCGGTTGTCCACGCCTTTGCGACAAACCCTGCGCCACCCCAATAAAGTTCGTCGTTGAGGATTGCAAAGTGGTAGGCGTGCCAGCCCGTAAACTTGCACGACGCCTTTGTGATGTTGTTCATCACGAACTGCTCTTGCCCGCCGTCGCGCACGGGGACGTTGACAATCAGCGCGTTGTTTTTGGCGTTGTAGAGCAAACACCAACCGAAATTGTTTTGATAAGTCGCTGCTGCCGCCGCAAACGCACCCTGAATCTTGTCTGACAGGGCGATGTTGGGGTCAAGGCGGGAGGACTGTAGTGCCGAGGCCATCGGGATCAACCCGTCCAGCGTCAGCACCAAAAGGTCACCGCCGTACTTCATCAAGCAGCGTTCGCTAATTGGCGCACCGACGATCCAGTTACCGATTACCGCCCATGTAGAGGCCGAGGCGGGGTCGGTTCCGCGATAGACGATGACCTCACCCTTATCGGTGACAAATACGAGGTTGTCATCAACGCCGTAGCCCGCGTCAATTGTCCATGAGGCCATGCTGACGAGGACACCGCCAAGGCGTGCAACGGCAGAAAGGTCAAACTGTACCGCCGCACCGCCTACGCTGGCAGTCGGCAAATACCACGCTTTTAGCGTGTCTTTTTGGATAAACCACAACCGATTCTTAAATAGCGTCGGGTGGGTGAGCGTTGTCGTGGTAACGCCTGTGATCGCGGGGCTAGACGTACCATCAATCGGTGTCCACGTTGACCCGTTGTAGAGCAGGGGTTTATCAACACCGTTTGCGGCGTACAAATAATTGCCGCCCGAGGTGGTGACGTTGGTGTACTCCCAACGGCTATTGGACAGACCCGTAACCGCTGGCGCACCAACCGCTCCCGCAGAGGTGACATCGTAAATTTCGCCATCGGACACGGCAAACAACTTATCCGCTGTGCCGCCCGAGTACGTCATCAGCGTCTCTACGTCATCGGGAAGGCCCGTTGCGTGTTTTGTATAGCCGCCACGCAAGTTGACGTTAGACACACCGGGAAAGTAATTCTCCAACTGCACGGCATCGGTCGGTGCCATGTTGGCAAGCGAGTCGCGTGCGTTCCAGCCGCCCACGGGCGAGGGCAAGGAGGCGACATTCGCCCTTGACTGCTGAACAAGTCTGCGGGCTGCCCGTGCCATCAGTTGTCGTATCCGTAGCCAGAGTCGGGGATGTTGTCGTAGCCGATCAACACCGTACCCGGACGCGGGGCAAACGAGAGGTTAGCCCCTGCCGTATCTTGCCCAACTGCCGTTTCAAGTTCGGCAATGTAGTCGCGGAAGATCGCGGTCGTATCAAAGCCCTTGGCCTCAAAATACTTGAGTTTCGTACCCAGAACCATTACGCGGTCTGGATAGATCGCCGTATCGTCATCAGCCGTAAACGAGTTTTTTTCCGCACCCGCCGACGAGATCGCCCATGCTGCGCTACGGTATTCAAAGCCGAGCAACTCGCCCGAGTCCACGCCGGGCCAAATCTGGAAGTATTTACCGAGCAACCGCCAGCGGATACGCGGGCCGGTGCTGATATAGCCCGACAGGAGCCACTCCCATTGCTGCGGCGATTCGGGGCCGAGCATCTCCCAACGTTTGCTCTTATCCCAATGCGTGCGGTTGACCGTGCTGTAGTAGTCAGCGGGCAGGGCGTACTTGACCTTTTGGAAGGCAAGCGGCTGGTTGACCTCGGTG